CCCCCGGCTGCCGCCCATCTCTTCTGGTTCTGCTCCGGGGGTGTCAAAGGATCATGAAAGAATGAGCGCGTTGCCCGGTTTTGAGGTAGAACAACAGGATAGCGAGGCTGCTCGGGAAGAGGCCATACGGCGGGCGTTTGAGGAACGTCGTGACGTGGGCTGGATGGACGACTACAGCCAGCTACGGGACGAGGGCTGGAGCTGGCGGGTGGCGGCCTATATCGCCTGGCGGGCGCAGCCGGTGGAGGGCCGCTGGCCCAAAACGCAGGGCGAGTTGGCAACAGAGGTGCTCGGTCTGACCAGCGACCGGGCCATTCGCAATTGGAAGGCCAAGAACCCGGCGATTGAGGAAGCGATCTCGGACCTGTTGGTGACAAGCTTGTTGGCGGCCCGTTCGGACGTGATCGGGGCCTTGAAAGAGGTGGCGGCCAGTGCCAAACCGGCGGCGCACCGGGACCGGCGGATGTACCTGGAGATGGTCGGCTTGTACGAGCCCAAGAGCACGGTCAAGCTGGGTCCGACCACAGAGGACGACCTGGACAGCCTGAGTGACGAGGACCTGCGGGCGCTGGCGGCCAAGGCCAAGAGGAAAAGCGGATGAGTGAGGACCTCGGGCAACTGGCAGAAGCGCACCTGGCCCAGCGCAAGCTGGCCCGGCGGCACTTTTTTGACTTTTGCCAGTACGCCAACCGGCACTATCCAGAGGCCCGGCACCTTCGCTTGCTGGCCAAAAAACTGGAGCAGGTGGAGCGGTATGTGGCCTCGGGCGGGCGGCAGGGTATCGGCCGCTTGATGGTCTTTATGCCGCCTCGGTACTGGAAAAGCCAAACTTGTTCGGTGCTGTTTCCGCAGTGGTTCCTTGGCCGGAACCCGGACCAGCGGATTATCCTGGCCTCGTACGCGGCCAACCTGGCCACGGGCTTTAGCCGCAAGGTGAGGAACGGGATCGGGGGCCTGGAGTACCGGGCCATTTTTGGCGAGTTGGGCACGGTTGACGGCCCGCCTCGGGAGGTGGCCAGCGACAGCCGGGCGGCGGACGAGTGGGAACTGGCCAACCCGTACCGGGGCGGGATGACGGCGGCCGGTGTGGGCGGGGGCATCACCGGCAAGGGGGCCAACCTGCTGATCGTGGATGACCCGCTGAAGGACCGGGCGGCGGCGGAATCGGAGGCTACACGGGACGGCCTGTGGAATTGGTGGACTTCTACAGCGTTTACCCGGCTTGAGGATAATGCGGCGGTGATCATCGTCTTGACGCGGTGGCACGAACAGGACCTTGCTGGCAGATTGTTGCAACAGATGCTGGAGAATGGCGAGTTTGCGCAGGATTGGCAGGTGCTGTTGCTGGCGGCCCGGGCCGAACAGTACAGCGAGGAAGAGCGGGCGCGGGCTCCCTGGCTGCCCGAACGGGACCCGTTGGGCCGTAAGCCCGGGCAGCCTTTGTGGCCGGATAAGCAGGGCGATTGGGAGCTATCGGTGGTAGAGGCCGGGGTAGGGTCCTACGATTGGGGCAGCCTGTATCAGCAAAGGCCGTACGCCAAGACTGGCGGCACGTTTGAAGAGGGTTGGTTCAATATCATTCAGGAACCGCCATCGGCCGATCTGGTTGTGGCCCGGGCGCGGTGCTGGGACAAGGCGGCAACGGCAGGCGGTGGGGCGCACACGGCTGGGGTGCTGATGAGCCGGTTGAAAAACGGGCGGATCGTGGTAGAGCATGTGGCCCGGGGCCAGTGGAGCACGTTTCAGCGGGAAGAAAAGATGCTGGAGATGGCCCGGTTGGACATGCTGCGGCCGGGGCCTCGGACGGTGGTCTGGCACCCGCAGGACCCGGGCAGTGCAGGTCTGGACAGTGCCCGGGCCACCAATGCCAAGCTGGCCAAGGAAGGCATCGAAGGGCACTTTGAGCCGGTGACCGGCAGCAAAGAGACGCGGGCTGGTCCGTGGTCAAGCGCCTGTGAGGCGGGCATTGTGGATTTGGTGCAGGCGGGTTGGAACCGGCCTTTTGTCCTTGAGCATGTGAGTTTTCCCAAGGGCACGTTCAAGGACCAGGTGGACGCGGCCTCGGACGCTTACGCGCAAGTGGGCATTTACGGGGTGTCAATCCCGATGAGCGATATGCCGCAGGACCGGAACCGGGCCAATCGCTGGGATATTGTCGGGGACACAGGCGAACTGGCAGACGTGGTAACAGGGGTCGGGCCGCTGGCGGCGATGCAGGCGGCGACAGAACGGGCGGCAAGCCGGTGGGGGGTGATGCGTGGCTGAAGCACCGAGGGTAGAAGTAGGCAGTGAGGGCTTGGAGACGTTCGCTGGTCGGGTGACCGAAGCGTACATTGCTAAGCTGGAATGGCCCGGGGCCTATGCCATTTATAACCAGATGCGGCGCCGGGACCCAACGCTGCGGAGCATGCTCAATGCCATTCGGTTCCTGGCCCGCCAGGCGGAGTGGAAAGCGGAGGCAGCCAGCGACGGTGCTGGCGACCGGGCGGCCAAAGAGTTTTTGGACTCGTGCCTGGTCGATATGAGCCACACCGTTGCCGACCTGCTAGACGACGTGCTGACTATGATGCCGTTTGGCTGGGCCAGCCTGGAGATCTGTTATAAGCGGCGGGAAGGGACCAACGGCCGCTTCCGGTCGGTGGCGGACGATGGGCGCATCGGTTGGCGCAAGCTGGCCTACCGGCGGCAATCGAGCTGGGATCATTGGCTCTTTGACGACAACGGCGGGTTTTCGGGCTGGGTGCAGCGACCGGCCCCGGACTATCAACAGGTGACCTTGCCGGTCAAAAAGCTGATTCACTTTGTGGCCGAACGGGACGGCAATAACCCGGAGGGCATCAGCCTGTATGAAAGCGCCTACGAGCCGTTTCACTTTGTCACCAACTTGCAGATCATCAGTGGCATCGGCTGGCAGCGGGCGTTCGTGGGCTTGCCGGTCTTTGAGCTCGAAGCGGGGTCACACCCGCAGGGCAACGACCTGGCCACGATTCAGAATGTGGGCCAGGGCTTGGTGGTGGATGAAAAGCAGTACGTTTCGGTGCCGCCGGGGGTCAAGTTCAAGCTGGAATCGACACAGAACAGCGGGGCCGATGCGCTGCTCAACACGATCAAGTACTATCGCACCTTGATGCTGATGATCTGCCTGGCCGATTTCATCAGCCTGGGCACCACGGAACGGGGTTCGTGGGCGCTGGGCAGCGACAAAAGCGACCTGTTCCTGATGGCGGTGAATGGCTACTTGGATAGGATTGCCGAGACTTGGACGCGGTTTGGGGTGGAAAGACTCTTTGAGTACAACGACTTCCCGGGGATGACGGCATTGCCGAGGATCACCCACAGCCCGGTCTACAAGCCGAACTTGCCGGGCTTGGGCTCTTTTATTAGCCAGGTGGCGCAGTACATCCAGATCGGGGATGAGGACCGGATCTGGATTCGCCAACAAGCGGGGATGCCCGAATTGCTGCCCGAGCAAGAACCAGAACCGGAGAATGAGCAGTTTCCGCCGGAAAGTGAGCCCGAGCTGGCCGAGTTTGCCGAAGGGCAGTTTGAGGGCCGGGCCGGGATTGAGGACAAGATCGCCCGGGAGATGGCCAAGGTGCTGAGTGGGCAACAGGACCGGGTGGTGGCCGAGGTGGAGCAGTTGGGGGCGGACATTGCCGGGGCTGATGCCTTTTGGGAGGCGGAGCGGGCGGCGGTGTCCAAACAACTGACCGGCACCTGGATGCGGCAGTTGACGGCTTTGGTGGAGATCGTCATTGCCGCCACGGAAGAGGCGTTGGGTGCGGCCGACTGGGAATTGATTAACCAGGCGGCGGCAAGCTGGGCGCGGGAGTTCGTGGGGCGGGAGATTGCGGGCATCACCGAGACGACACGGGGCATGGTACGGGACCAGGTGGCGGCCTGGATTGAGGCCGGGCAGGAATTGCCCGAACTGAGCAAGGCGCTGGCCCCGACCTTTGGCCGGACGCGGGCGGACCTGATTGCCAGCACCGAGGTGACCCGGGCTTTTGCCGAGGCCAACGACCTGACCTGGAAGGGCATGGGTTTGCCGGGCATGGCCTACAAGCCCCCGGCCCATCCGCGCTGCCGATGCTGGGCGCGGCCCGACCGGCTGCCGGACGGTTCCTGGGTAGTGGTCTGGCAGACGGCGGCGGATGAGCGGGTGTGTGCGGTGCCGCTGGACGTGCCGTGGGGGTCGGCGGCGGGCTGCGGGGACCTGCACGGGCGGATTATCAGCCAGGGGGACTATCTTGGGGAGCGGTTCCGAGAGGTCAAGGCGAGGTTGGGGTGAGCGTCCAGATTGACGACCGTTTTGAGGGCGACCTGCAACAATTGTTAGATGCGCTGGGCGCGTTTCCGGACATTGCGCAGAGCCGGGTATCAGGCGCGATTGAAAAGGGCCTATTGCTGCTCCAAGGCCGGATGGCGGTCTATCCTCCGGCCCCGATGGGCAGCACGTATCGCAGGACCGGCACCCTGGGCAGGACCTGGACCTCGGCGGCCCGGGTGGTCGAGATGGAGAGTGGCGCCTTTGTGAGCGGCCGGGTGGGCAATGCCACCCCCTACGGGCCGTGGGTGCAGCATCCAGAGGACCAGACGGCGGTGCACAAGGCCCATGGCTGGAAGACGACGGCGGACGTGCTGGCGGAATCGGAAAACGACATTGCCGAGATTTTGGTAGAGGCCGGGGGGTCGATTGTCCAGGATCTGGCAAGGGAGGCGGAGGCATGAATATCTTGGACCTGTTGCGGAAACAACCGGAGGTGACCCGGTTGGTGAGCCTGGTAGAGGTCGACGGCGAAAACGTGGTGGAGGTGCTGCGGACGGGCACGTTCGTGGATGCCAACGGCAAAAAGGTGACCATTACCGAAGAGGACCTGGACGCCTTTG